TTTACCCTAGAGTATAACGCTTTATTTACAGGAACATTCGCCACGTTTCTTACCTCCCTTCTTTTTCTTCTTCTTTTTCTTAGTCGTAGAATGGTACATAGTAAGAATTAAGTTGTTCTTAGTATATTCTAAACGAAGTCTGACCTAATGTCTCTGGTTTTGCAAGGTTAAATTGTTGTAAACATAGATAACCAAAAGCATCAAATGCGTGGTCAACTCCCAGGTTTTTATTTGGTAATCCTGTATTAGGTGCATATGTAAGAGTTCTCAATGCTTTTATCAATTCTTTACAACGTGGGTGTATAAATGTTCTTCGATCTCCATTTGCATCATACAAAGCAGTATTAACAGCAGTAATCTTATCTCTAATTTTCCAGGGGGATTTTGGACTCATAACTGTAAATCCACTTCTTCTAAGGATATTGTGGTCCGTAACTCCAACTCCACTTGTTTTTCTTGCACTACCCGTAGGGTCAGGACAAGCAATTACTCTTCGATCTACCCCATGCCTTCTGATAACCTCTTCCGCAAAATCCCAAGTTGTTGCTCCACCTGTCAACATGATTTCATCAAATACATAAAGATTATTATTATGCTTGACCGCACAAATTCCTGCCATAGGATCAACGTTAAAATCTAAACCCATAATTAATGGCAGCATATGTAGATCCTCTACCTCGCTGCTAATGTTTTCATCACCAAAACTAACAGCCACCAATCCCGTAAGATTCTCAAAACTTGCTTCAAATTCCTGCTTAAATGTTCTGCTATCTAGTTGGGCCTTTGCAGCCTCGACTTCCTCTGCGGGAACATTACCCCCGTCTATAGTTGTAAAACTCCACCTTTTCCAATCTCCCGTGGGATCCTCTGGAACGTAGCACCATAAATCGTAAAACCAACTTGCCGTGCCATCGGGTGTTGAAATGAATAGTGCCCACCCTTGTTTATCTGCCAAGGCTGGTCGGATTACCTGGAACCATACGTCAGAATCCATGAAGGCTGCTTCATCGAGTACAACACCAGCAAGACTTCGACCTCTTAGCGTGGTTGCGTTTTCTGTTCCCTTTAATTCTATAAGTGAACCATTTATTAGTTCGATTTTTAAATCTGTTTCATTTTTTGACTGTATCCATTCTCTTGGTACGAGTTTTTTTAATTCTTTCCAGGCAATGTCTTTTGCCATGCGATATGTTGGTGCACAGTAAAAATATGTTTCGCCTGGGCGTTTGATTGCAGCGTTTACAAGTTCAATACAAGATAAATAAGATTTTCCAAATCTTCTGCCAGCCACCAGTACCCTAAATCTGTTTTTTGCATTGAACACCTCCCCCTGTGCCCACCTTAATGTTAGATTTTCTCTTGTTTTTACACTCATGTACTACAGATTAACCTTAATTTTGATTGATTTGCTAGTTTTTATCGACTAATTTGCTATTTTAAGGTTATTATTCAATTAATAACATAAGTTTCAGTCCGTGACAGAAGCAATCCTACAGAATTTTGACGATAGATCCTTTCCAAAGAAAAGAAATCCAGGGAGATCTCCTGATATGGTTATAGAACAGAGGAGACAGAGGTTATACAAGAGACAGTTAGAGGGTTTGACCACAAGACATTTGGTTTTAGAACATTCTGCCAAAGAAGGGGTTTGTGTAAAAACCGCATGGAACGATTGGAAAGAGGTTAGTAAATGGAATGATGAGGATTGGCAGAAGGATAGAGAAAATATGATAGCCAGGCTTCAAGCTATGAGAGTTAGACTTTTTGATAAGGCTGTGAAAAAAGGTCAGTTTCAGACTGCTGCTCAAATATTAGACTCACTAGGTAAAGTAGTAGGGGAGAGTGTAGAGACTGTAAACATAAATGCCCCAGAACTAGCTATACGAATAGAAAATCAAAAAGATAGTTGACACTATTGTAGTATTGTACTATAATAAATAGTGTAGAAGGAAATAATTTTTAGATTTATCAGAAGGTTCAGGGCTCTATCATATGTGTTGTCAGCATTTGCAACACCACCCCCACCACCTTGCACCCCCTGAAAGTTTGGGGAACGGGTAGGAGATCGAGAACGGGAACACCACACCACCATATTTTTTTTTGTCCATAGTTTTTCTTACATCACATTGCCATTTTTTGCCCTGGAGAATTTACACAATAGCAACCGCACCAATAGATAATAAAAATTAGTAATTTACAAGACAACAAGAAAGAAAAGAAAAAACCCGAACAACAAAAAACACATAGCAATAATTATTTTATGACATAAAAAAAAACTCTTCCTGGTGTAGAAAGAGTTAATAATTTGTTTTTGATTTTGTTTAACTATCTTTAATTTTTAAAAATAGTTTCAATTGTTTTTCTCCATTGTAGAAACTTGTTTTACTTCCTGATAGAGAATAATTTTTTGGCATTGCTGCAAGCCATTTGATAAGTTCAGAATCCATAATTAATAATTAATTAGTAAGTATTTCCTGGTAAAAGAATTTTTAAAATGTAGTTGATTTTGTGTTGCATACATAAACATATAGTCATGTATATTATTTTTAAAATCAACAGATTTAGTTTTTGCAATTTCAAAAGCTAAATTTGGATTATCAAAAAATTTGTGGTTATACTTCATAATCTTAATAAGTTAAATTTTGTAAGTATTGAGAATATGAAGTAATACTGTCACTTACTTTTTGTGTGGTTTCTGTTCCCCTGGTTATTGCGTCAATTTTAAAATCTCTAATAGTTAGAAATCCCTGAACACCAATAATAGAAACACAAAGTAAATAAACAAAATGTGATGTTTTCATTTTTTTTTTGGTAGGAAGTGATAAAAAAATTTTCTTCCCTTAATAAACATTATAAACCCTTTTCTAATGTTACACAATAGAAAGGGTTTACATTCTTTAATAATTTAATACTTACTTAATTATTATCTACCAGGAAAAACTTAAAAATAATATTTATTCAATATCATACTACCCATGTCATAAATAGCTTCATATTGTAGATGTCTTATAAAATCAAATACAGTAATATTAGGATTATCAATATTTAATTCTCTTAACTCTCTAAAAGATCCTCTCATAATATCTCCTTTTATCCATTCAATAAGATCATAATTATAAATATCAACTAAAGAATCTACAATCTCAGGTAAAACATCTTCTAAATTTTCTGTTTCATATTCATTGCAGAAATTCTGTAATAAATCAGTGATAACTTCATATCTCCAATTATTAGGAAGTTCGTCCTGGTGTAACTTTCTTACAAATGATTGATAATCTTTTTTAGATTCTTCTTTCAATTCAATATGCCCTGATGGATCAATTAAAAAAGCATCATAGAATTTTCTTAAAGAATCTTTTTTTGTTGTTGTTAGTTCCATTTTTGTTTTTTGTGAGAAGTGAATAAAAAAAAATCTTCTCTATAATTTGTATTGTAATACAATAGAGAAGATATGTAAACTGTAAATTAAAAAAGTTTTTTATTTATTTTTTCTTTTTATTATAGGCATAATTAAATAATTAAGAACTGGACTAAATCCCTCTAAAGTTTCAAAAGGGTTTTTAATATTCCATTCAGCGGTAATAATAAAAGGAGATTTTGAACTATTACCATTGAAAGTTATAGATTTCTCTTTTGATAATCTTTTTACTTGATTGCAAAATTGTCCAATATAATCACAATTAAAAGAAAATTCACTTTTAAAATCATTTGTGAACTTGTCAGGTATTAACTGTTGAATATTTGGATACGTTCCTGGGATTTGCTGATAATGAACTGATGAAAGAAAAATTTCTTCATTCATAAAAGTAATTAAATTATCAGTGATTAAGACTTTAGTTGCCTGTTTAATTTGACTTTTAAATACTGAACCTGGAATAGTAACACTTTTATTTAATTTAAAGCCCAGTTCATTATTAGGGAATTTAAAATAAAATAATCTGTGCCCATCAGTAGATGCTACTGTTATTTCGTCATTTTCAACTTTTAAATGAACACCCATTAAAAGGTGTTTTGAATAATCCTTAGAAACAAATTGACTAGCTAATCTTAAAACTTCATAAGGTATGCAAGCAATTTTTGTTTCATTCTCATACATAGCGTACGGACTTGAGACCTGGTTAACTGTTGTTGTTGACATTTTTTTATTAGTGAGAGGGAATAAGGTAAACTCTCAATATTTATTGTTACACATTAATAAACAACTTGCAACTAATTTTATCAATTATTTTATAAATTCTATAATTATATTTAAAATTACTTTTATCTAATCTTATTAATTTTAATAAGCAAGTTACAATGAAAAATAATTGCTCAGTACTTAATTTAATGGTAATTTCCTTACTATTACTGACTTTTAAGAAATTTTGCATATTTTTTTAAAATGAATGTATTTTCAACATACCAGGAATTTATATTAAAGGCCAATTTTATTTTTATGAGAGTGAGAATTTTTTATTTACAAAATGAAAATACTACTGTAATATAGTAAGGAACTTAGATTTTTCAACTAACCAAAATGAAAATTACTGAAAATTCTCAAAGTCAATTCATTAATTATGTTTTAGACTTTTACGGCCAAGGTGGTATATATCCACTAGCCGATCCAATAATCAACAACAAATTTGTTGAACGTGATGACGTATTAAAGGCATTTAAAAAATACATAAGCCTTTTAAATACTGCAAGATTACTACGAACCAATTACACCTGGGGTGGTGGCGATTCTTTAGACAGGGAAAGAGTAAGAGATATTCTCTTACAGAATTACAACTTTCAATGGACTAATTAAAATGGATATAACTGATTATCAAAAAGAGTTTAATTTAAAACTTTATAGACATAAAGCATACCAGGAATATAAACGTATTTCTGGTTTATCTTCTGAAGATATGGACACTTGGATTAAAATTAATCCTTTTGTTAATGAATGGATCACTAATAGAGCAAAGGAACTATCCAAATGAAAAGATTTCATACTATCGTTATGGATTGCCATATAAATAAGTTATCTGAAAATCATCAGATAACTATTATTCATCTTATTAATCACTTGGCTTCACATTCATATAAATATCAAGTTCATGCTATGAATCGCATTGAAAAGATAAGCAATGAAAATCCTTATTGTGATGACATTCCAGGATTTGAAAAGTTAATTATGAACTTGGAAGAAGAAGATGGATAGAAAGGAAGCTATTAATCTAGCCTTAACTTTATTTCGTCAAGACCTGGATAGAAATGATGTAGTAACTACATTGATTAAATCCAACATTCCAGAATCTACCGCATACAGATATGCCAAAAAAGCATTAGATCAGTATGAATGGGAAACGGATAAAGAAGACGATCCAAAAAAGTGTTTTGAACTTAAAGCCCTGGACACTATATATAAGGCTATGAAATGGGCTGAAACAAACCAGGAAACTGAATTGGCTGTTAAATATGCCAATTTATATATCACTAACAAAAAGAGGTTAAAAAAATGAAAATAGATGTTTATTCTCTTTTACCTGACAATGTAAAAGATTATATTGCTGAAGAAATTTCTGAAACACTTTCAGAAAATGGATATGATAATTCCATAGTTATATGGGATATATCGTGTGAATTACCAGACGAGGTTTAAATGATTATTGACCCTTTTTTAAACAATCCAAATACACTTTATTTTAAAAAATTTATGTCCGATTCATTTATGCACAACCATCAATCTGCACTTGATAGTTTTATGGAAGATAAAGCTATCCAGAATTTGGAAGATGCGGGTATATATCCCGTACCAGATAATGATGACATTCTCGAAAGACTTTACGAGGAAATAGTTGAAGAAGATGGTAACTTATCACATTATGAAGCCGTTGATTTAGCTAAACAAAGATTTGAAGAACTACCCGAACCAACAGGAGATTATGATGACTAAATTAGAACAGATCAGAAATGACTTGGATAATTATATCCAGGAAGAACTTGAAAAAAGTCCACCCGACAGAAGTTTTGAAGTATTCAGCTTTGAGGAAAAACTTTGCGAAATTATTGATTCATTGGACGAGATAATTTGTTTCGATCCAACACCTGATGGTGATAGTCCATACAGTGATGCTGAATATATCATCACACCACAGGAAAGAGATAGAGATGCTTTGCGAAGTAAACAGGAATCTCATGGTAGAGGCAATCCTTTTAATTGGTGATTAATTATGACTAGACGATCTAACAACCCTTTCTATATCAATGATGATACACAAGAGATAGTTTGTGTAGATATTAGATATAGAGTTAAATTAAAAAAATACCAGAAAGCTGGTAAATGGGGAAAATATATTTATTGTCCTAAATGTAATAATGAACATTTAGTTTATAACTTAAGTTGGACTTCTTTAATGTGTGTTAAGTGTGAACACATAAGTAAGAAATCAGAATGGTGGACTAGAGCAAATCATAAAGAACTTTCAAAAAGAGTAGCTTTTGTTAATCCAAAAATTAAAGCTTATATTCCACATCCTCACGTTCACTATGGTAAAGATTCTATTTGGGAGCATTACTAATGATTGATAAAAAAGTTTTAACTACTTTTAAACAGATAACTTATCTTCCAGAATATCAAAAGAAACAACTATGTATTATGCTTTTGGGTTCAATGCTTACTCCCTCAAGTTGTTATGCTATAAGTGATATTCTTAATGTTCTATCTGAAGATATGAACGAGGAATGGAAGAAGAAGAATTATCCGAACCAGTTAGACAACAGCTAATTCTTTTATCTGTTCCTGGAACTTCATACAGCGTTCCATAAAACTTATCTCACTAGACCTCAACGCTAAACTATCCATTAGTTTAAGTTGGGGTTTTCCACTTCTTCTAGCAATACAAACTAATGCCTGGGTACATTCAATGCCAGTGAGTTTTCTTAGTGCATAATTATACGCCCCAAGTTGGTGACAGTAATTAACTAACATTTCATCCGATCTGACATCTTTAGATGTCTTCCAGTCACATATCGTTAACACTCCATCAATATCTATTAAAGCGTCAGCAGTACCCGCAAATCCATAATCTTTGTCATAAATACTGAACTCGATGCTATGAATGGCCGTTACACGTTCCAGTATGAATGATCGTAAACCTCTTGCGTAGCCTGACGCACTCCAGCTAACACGAG